ACGCAAAAAACGCGGTGAAAAATATATTCAGTAATTATATATGCGCGTTCGTTTAAGAAAAAGTCCACGTATTGATAAAAAGTTTAGAGTTACTTTTGAAAATGGAAAAATAGTTGATTTTGGAGCAAGAGGCTACTCAGATTATACAATACACAAAAACCCTTTACGTATGCGTTCATACGTAACACGACACGGTGGGTTTGTTCCTCATATGGTACAAAAACAAACCGACCCTAAACTTGTTCATAAAAATATGCTTGATGTGACTCGAAGTGATAAAGAAAACTGGACAAAAACAGGTTTTTTTACCGCGGGATTTTGGTCGAGATGGCTTTTATGGAGTCATCCAGAACTCGAAGGTGCAAAAAAGATTATATCTAAGAAGTTTGATTTATCTTTTCTTTAAGACCACGGCGTTTAAGATTTGCTTTTAAAGCGGTCATTAGATTTGCGCGTGGATCTCTTCTAGTTGGAACTGGTGGTGCGCGTGGCACGGGTGGTGCGCGTGGTACAGGTGGTGCGCGTGCTACGGGTTGAGAAACTCGACGAACGCGTGGAGCATTTGGTTCCACTGTTCGTAAAAGTGATTTACACGTTCGTATAAGTTTTTTTGAATTTCGAACTTGGATTTCCAAAGCTGGTTGTCGCCGTCTTTGAATTTTCATCTTGAGTTCCTTTTCACTTAGAGGAACGCGTTTCCCTTTTATTTTTTTGGTTACGCGAAGACCGAAACGTTTTGCTTCATTTTTTAATAAATCTATCTTCATTTATAATACATTAGAAAAAATTGTCCGTTCTATACATTTTCGCCTGAAATGAACCGGTTTGCCCTAAAACCGAAACATTTTCATTTCCGTAAAGTTCTCGACATCCAATATCGTCCATACAATCACGGTTATCAATAGTTACTGGAAGTGGATACACTTGATCGCCTGGCGTTGTCGTATAATAATGATATTGATCACGTCTTCCCCTAACTTCTTTGCCGTATAAAGGTAATGTTTCTTCATCTGATCCTACAAGAACCCCCATTTGTTGGACGTACCCAGGTTTATACTCTTTAATCGGTGGGTTTCTAAATTCTTTTTCAACTGGTATTTGAACTGGAACCTGAACTGGTACTTCTACAGGTACACGAACCCTCTTTTTAATAACAATTGGGTTACGTATTTGATATACAATTACAGTGATGAGTACCATTAACGCAATAAATAATAGTTTTTGTTGTGTTTTGTTTTTGATCTTCATTTATGTATACCAACATTATTTAACAAACCGTTTCTTAATTTCATTGAGTGGTGTTAAATCAATTCTATTAAGTCTGTACTGAACCAGTAACCATAGAAAAAATAAAATAGATTTTAAGAAATTGTTTGCCTCTGTATCATCCATTTTATATATTGGACCCATAATACGTCCAAAGAATGTTTCATCTTTACTGTTTCCTGTTACGGCCATTTCCATTTGTGTCAATGCACACGTATCATCATTGACCGACCAATGGAAAAATATGAATGGGACAAGGAGTGAATAAAATTCAAGATTTTGTTTGTTCTTCATGAATGGTACAACTAACATGGTTACGAAAAAGAGTAAATGAATGAAAAATATAATATTCATATCTATTAGTATGAACGAAGAAAAGAAACTTCCAAAAATATGGCACCCACAACAGGAGAAAATATTAAAGGCCTGGGGTGAAGCCGCTGCGTGTTATAGGTATATGCACTACCAAGCGTATTGTTCATACAAAAATTTGAGTATGAAATTTACTATACCACTCATAATTGTAAGTACAGTTACAGGTACTGCTAACTTTGCACAAGAAACATTTCCACCTTCCGTACAACCATTCGTACCTTCAGCTATTGGTGGTCTAAATTTAATCACCGCCATTGCGACGACGATCATGCAATTTCTTAAAATTAATGAACTTATGGAAGGTCATCGAGTTGCGTCTGTACAATACGGTAAAATTTCACGAACAATACGTCTCGAACTTACACTCCCACTTTCGGAAAGAACATTAAACGGTACAAATATGATTGAAAATATGCGCGCCGAATATGATAGACTTATTGAACAATCACCGAACGTACCCAAACAAATGATAGATGCATTTGAACGTGAATTCCCAGATGATAATGCATTCTTCAAACCAGAAATTATGCATATACAACCCATTACACCATTTAAAGCCATTCAAGAAAGTAAAGTTATAACGAAGTTAAAAGATGCCATAGGGGGTGTCGCAAAACGAGAACTTAAACAAGAACTTGATGAGATACGTGGAGTAAAAAAAGCTGTTAAAGCCGATATAGAACGTGTACAAGAACGTAAAAATGAAATATCGGATTTAAAAGATAAAGGGATCGTAAGTCTAAAAGGTGATCTCATGAAAGAATTGCGTAGACGCACTGAACTCATGGAAGTTGTTACAGAATCACCGAAAGACGATTCACAAGATACGCCACCATAATAAATAACGTAAAGTTAAAGACTGTAATGCACATCAAGTAAGGAAACAGTTTCCTTTTTAAAGGATCTATCACTCTCGTTTGAAGTGTATTATTTTCCATAATAATATCTAACGCTTGAGTAGCGAGATCTGCATCTTCAGTATCATTCGACATGAATGCCTTTGTTACAATACATAAACAAAAAAAGGTTGATCGTATTTCGCTCCATGACCGCGAAATAAAGGAAATTAAGTCTCTGTTAGAAAATGGTAAGAATATATTTTTGTGTGGTGCGGCTGGTGTCGGAAAAACATTCGTTCTTAATAAAATTCTAGATGAGACAAATAGTATAGAAATATACGATGAAGTGTTACGTAAAAAGGATATATTCATAAGTACGATAAAAAATTCAAATATGTATGCCTATATAGACGATTACGAATCCGATACAGCATATAAAAGTATAGTTGAAACCATATGTGAAGGTGGTCGGGTTACAAAAAAACCATTAATTGTTACGTCTAAAAATGTACACATGTTACCCAATTTTAAACTTGTATTCCTACCGAAACGTAAACCAGAAACTATTCAGTGGTTAAATAAAAATCACCCACGTTCAAAAATAGCCTCTGAAAAGTGTAAAGGAAATATAGGAAACTATTTCAATTACCTTGAATATAGCGACGAAAAGGATATTTTTAAATCATCAAAAGACATTATCGAAGATTTCTTTTGTAAACCGGGTACTGTAGATATAGAAGAAACTATACATGAACACGGACATATTTGGGGAGCCGTGCATGAAAATTATCTTGGGGCTAACCCGGAACACCCAGACAAAATCATGAATGCATTAATAAATGCAGATACGTTCGATACAGAACTGTATAAAGGTGAATGGGATTTCATGCCTTATTTTGTTTTATATGCCATGAAAATACCAAAAATATATACACGTAACACATTAATTGAACCCGATACAATACGCCCGGGGAGTGCATGGACAAAATATGGTAATCAGAAAATGCGTGAACAAAAAATTAGAAGTATACAGTGTCGTTCCCATACAAAAATGAACCATCACGAATTTATGCTTTTACGTGAGTATGCACAAAAAGGTGACGTCTCGAAGTTTAAAGAGTATAACTTATCACCACAAGATTTTGATGTTATGAACCACCTTGGTTTACAGAACAAACTGAAACAACGAGAGGTTACTAAAATCAAAAAAATGATTAAAGAAGATAGTCTAAATTAACTAAATGAATACAAATACTCCAGCTTCAGAAGAAGAAGAAGAATATAAAGTATCTCGGGTCATCGGTAACGAAATTTTCTATTACGGGGAAATTACCGATGTTGATATTCTCGAGTTCATCGAAGATTTTAAGAAACTTGAAATTGATCTTCTTAAAAAGAAGGCAGAACTCATAGGGTATGAACCTATTATGTACCTTCACGTATGTAGCGAAGGTGGTGATTTATTCGCAGGGTTAAGTGCCATGAACATTATAGAAAAATCGCGTGTTAAGGTCATTACCATAGCACAAGGTGTGTGTTGTTCCGCCGCCACATTTCTCCTTTTAGGTGGTCACGAACGTCGTATAGGTAAAAATGCACACGTTCTCATCCACCAAATATCTACAAATGGGTTCTGGGGAAAATACGAAGAACTCAAAGACGAAATGAAATCGTGTGATAAACTCATGGATATGATTACAAAAACGTATAAGGAAAAAACAACTATACCCCAAAAACAGTTTAAGAAAATTATGAAACGTGATATGTATTTAGATCCACAAGAGTGTATCAAGTATAATGTCGTTCATTCGATTGATTAGATCCCGACTACAGACCTTTCAGACCCTTTCGGGGTCTGGGTATGGTGGTCGTATCACCCTTAATTACAGACCTAAAGGTCTGGGGGTTTGTCACCTTCGGGTCTGAGGGGTTTTCAAGTCTACGTGTCTCTTATACATCCCAATGATCGATATTAGTATTATGAAAATACAAATGGTATTCGCATTTATAGGAATAACCGTGTTTTCTGGAGGCCTAAGTCGTTCCATTCGTTTATAATCTACAACTGGTGGAACACTACTCATATATTACTACTATAATGGAAACAATTTTTAAAACGGATAAAAACGGCAATCAAAGGTACACGTCTATCAGAGTTCAAAAACTGAAAGACGGTACCGCCAATATTATTAAAGCAACAGGTGTTGTTGATGGTAAAGAATCTATCTCAACAACACACGTTCCGCTCGGGTACGAGAGTGCCCTGAAACGAGCAAAAACTATTTGGAAGAATTTACATGTACCAGACGTTATGCCTATGTTGGCAAACAAATGGGACGATCGTAAAAAGTACATTTCGGAACCGTTCTACGTCCAACCGAAACTTGATGGAGTTCGATTACTCGTTTCGAATAAAGGTGGGATTTCGCGTACGGGAAAACTCGTTCCGGGAACTGAGTATCTCGGTAAAGGTCTCAAAGACGGGGAGTACCTCGACGGTGAGTGTTACGACCCAAACAAAACGTTCGAGGAAATTACGAGTTTGTTTAAAACCGACCCGAAACAACTCGAGTTTTACGTTTTTGATTATTTTGACGTGAATCGTCCCGAATTACCATTCGAAGAAAGGTGTAAGCAACACGTCACGGTCGAAACGAAACTTGTTCGTAAGAAAACATGTTTGAAACAGTTCCATGAAAACTTTGTTTCACAGGGCTATGAAGGTACGATGGTTCGCGAACCTTCAAGTGTATACGAAAACGGGAAACGAAGTAATTACCTGTTAAAGTTCAAGGATTTCATGACGGAAGAATACGAAGTCGTCGACGCAAAGACGGGACACGGTCGTGATGCGAATGCCGTCGTATGGGTATGTAAAACGGAAAATGGAAGTACATTCTGTGCTCGACCCGAAGGTACGATCGAACAAAGAGAGTATTTTTACTCAAATAAAGAGAAGTATTTTGGAAAAATGTTAACCGTAAAGTTCCAAAACTTAACGGAACTTGGGATTCCAAGGTTTCCTATCGGAATAGTATTTAGAGATTATGAATAAATATATTGTAATGAAAAGAGTTGCTATTGATATCG